CGTAGGGAGAATCCAGTCTGGGTATGCCTGTTGGTCTGCTATCAGCCAGAAGGCGTGGGTCTCAGAAAAGCCAGCACGTCTTAGCGACTTGTAAAACTCATTAATAGCAATACAGTAAGCGTCCAGAGCAGAATAGGTATCAAGGTCAATAGCCTTCTTTGTTCTCGTAACAGGCTTCTTCTTGGCTGTCATGAGATAAGTGTTACTTACCTAGCAGCTCAATGATTGTTTCGACACGCGCTTCTAGTCTGGAACTCTTTATTTCCAATCTTGAAATTTGGTCTTTAATGCTTGAGCCGGAATTGGGCTTAAGTTCTGACAAGTAGTGCTTAATCATGAACTGGACATAAGCTGCAACGCCGCCAAGGATTGAGATGATAGCGACTGATAATGCCGCGTAGTCCTGAGCGGTCATCGTTTAGGTGATGCGTATCCAAATACGCCAGCTACGACTGCGCCCAAGATTGCACGATAGTCAAGTGAGAAGTTAGAGGTCGTTCCCCATACTGCTAGGAACGCTCCTACTGAAAGGATTGCTGGGTGCTTCATGTTCATGCTGTGCCGCCTAACATTGGGATATTAAAGAACGAGCTATCTGCATCGCCTTTTGGGTGAAAACTGATGTGGCAATGCTTAGTATGCGGATTGATTCCACGATAAGTTCGCCAACGCCATAGGGTTTTTGCTGAGCAGTACTTTCCATTAAATATGATGTAACTAATTCTCTTATCTCCAGCTCTCGCCGCGAGTCGAATCTGATTCGCAAGGTCAGGCATGAGGTCAGGCTTGCTCCGTCCAGCCAAATCCCTGTCAATATCAATGGCTCTGACGATACCTGCTGCATCAGGTGTGTGGTCAGAAGGACGTGCTGCGTGACGAGCGTCGCCAATCCAACCATCGGAGGCTCTATCTCTATCTGGGTAAGTATCATCGAACTGCTCCCTAAGTTGCTGTCCGGCTTTGCACAGTACGGGTTTCATCCCAGTAGTAGTGCCGCTTCATCGGCTGTGATGCCTAGACGTGCAAGAAGCTCAGCCTTAGCAGTTGCTCTTGCTTCTGCTGCTGCATCTTCTTCTGCTTGCTTTGCTTCTGCGATTGCAGCTTGAGCTGCCATCTCTGCTACCTCGGCATCGGTGAGTTCAATGATTGACTCCACGCCTGTCTCGCAGTTGATTTCGATTCGTGTTGGATTAGGCATTTTTTACTCCATATAGGTAGGCGGTTGAGTATTGGACAAAAGGATAGCCAGAGCCATCTGCGTGTGTAAGACTGATAGAGGTGATGGCAGCGTTGTTAGACCATAGCCCTGCTATTGCATAAAAGTTAGACGCTGTTGCATTATTTTCCTGCGTAGATTCAGCAGAAAAAGATTTGTAAATCGTTGAAGAAGCATAATTAGGAATGTAGGTCTGACTAGAACTAAATGTATTAGAAGTCTGTCCACTACCTGTAATCGTTCCTGCTAAACCAGTAGAGAATGTAGTTGAAGATGCACTAGAGCCATTTCCGCTTAAACGTCTAGCCGTAAAGTTAGCACTAGAACCATTAAAAGATATGAGAAGGTTGCCGTCTAATGTTGCGCGAAGTGATGAGACTACACATAAATCGGTATAAGTGCCTGGGATGCTTGTGAAATCTATGCTTGTAGAACCTAATACTCCAACTGTAGTGGATGCAATTAACTCAAATGTATTTGCCATTATGCAGCCGCGATTCCGTAAAGGGTAAAGGTTGAGCCTGTTGCAAAATTAGCCCCTGCATTGTTACTAAACTGAATAGACGTGATTGCAGCGGTATTGCGCCACAATCCGACTAGCGCTTCTACTGCATCGTCTGGAGCGGAGTTTCTTGCTAAAACAGTTTTGTTTGTTGTGCTGTTTGAATAGTTTTGAAAATTGACAATTTGAATAACAAAGCTTGAGGTTCTAACTGTTGCCTGTCTATCAATAGCCATTGAAGTCTGACTTGATGCTCTAAAAGATTGTGCTGTTGAGCCTGTGCCATTCATTGACGTAAATGAATAGTTTGAGCCGCTATCGCCGTTTAATCTTACCCAAGTATCAAAGGCTGTCGAGTCTGCCTTAAGGCTTGCTACTAAAACTAGGTCTGTGAACCCACCTGATATTGATGAAAAGGTATAGGAAGAAGTTGGAGAGGCTAATGTTGTAGTCGCTATCGGTGTGTAAGTTGAACCGGCTGCCATGATTACCCCTTAATCCCGTATAGTGCGAATTTTGAATACTCTGAAATTGTTGTAGGGCTAGAGCGAACTACTAAATCAATTGTAGTTACGGCAGAAGTGTTAATCCATAAGTTAGAAGCAAAGCGAGCCTGACCTGACCCGTTTGCATCCCACCCCGATAGAGTGCGAGTCGTTGTATTTTTATTAGTGTTTGTATAATCTAAAATGTCAATTACTTTGCCCGTAAATGTAGAGCCGTTAATATCGCCGACTAAACCGCCGGTGGCTGTTGGGGAACTGTTTGAATTGTTAGCGTAGGCAGATGAGCCATCGCCGCCTATCTGATGTGAAAAATAATTTGTATAAGTTGAGTCAGAATTAAATCTAATCATAAAGTCTGGGAAGTCCGCAGCCGTTCCACTTACCTTACAACTTGCTCTAAGTTGTAAATGCTTATAGGTCGCTGGAATAGAGTTAAACGTAATAGTGCTAGTGCCACCCGAACCTACTGTTACAGTTGCAATAGACTCGTAAGAGTTCGTGACAGGAGCAACTCCGGCACTAAATAGCCCTGCAGTGATTACTCCAATCACTATGCAATACCACCGGCAACGTACCAAACATCTGTGGCAGTCTTAATGCAGACCGCTGTCTTATATTGAGCCAAGGTTGGAGAAGCTGCTACAGCACCGGCTGAAAGGACTGTGGTTGTGCCAGAGGTGACTGCGCTGATTGTGACAAGGCCAGCACCCTTATTAAGAATGGTGATTGCTGTGCCTACTGGGAAGGCAACAGAGGCATTGGTAGGAATCCTGAAAGCTACTGCTGTGGCCTTATTCATAGGAACTAAAACTTGATAAGCATCATCTAGGACTGCTGTGTAATCGTTAGTTGCGTCAGCATCGATGGTGAATGACACTAAGCCATTAAACATTGCACTGGTCAAAATATCGCCGGTGCTTGATGGAAACCCTGTTGCCAATTTATTCTCCTAGTATGTCATTGCAGATACGCCAATTATACCGCGCTCTGGACTCGAAATTATGAATCCATCGACGATGGGCTCAAGTGTTGTAACTGTTACTTGCATTGAATTAGGGCTAATTTCCCACTTCAATCCCTGCACTTGCAAGGTCTTGACAATAACCGAGCCATCAGGCTGGATATTAGAAATTCTCACATTGGTGAAATAGTCCAAGCCAATCATTGTGTCAGTGGGTACTGCTGTGTCTAATAGGTCAACAGTCATGGCATCAATGCGGATTGTGGTCTCAGCCCTAGTTGCCACATAAGTTGCGGCAATGTTAAGGGCATTGGCATCTGTGTCAATTACTAGGTCTTGTGCTGAGTATTGATGTTGGAAGTATTTAGTCGCGCTGGCGGTATTGATATATACCTGCGCTGTGCCTCCTACACGCTGGATACTTGCCTTGTTTATAATCAGCTTATCATCAAAGGCAAAAACTAGGTTCTTGTACGGGATACCGCCTGTCTGGTTAAACTCAATAGGAGTGCCAGAAATAGAGGAAGCCACTTGGTTGCGGCTCTTAAAAATTGCTGTGCCAGCGCCGTCCATGTAGAACGCACCCTGCTCTGAGAATTCTGCGTTCTTGATTGCTTCCAGAGAAGTTCTTAATGTTCCGGGGTCTGTTTGACATAGAGATTGTCCTGTCGAGATGGTTCTCATGCTTGCTGGGAATTCTACTTGGTCAAGAATCTTCCCTATGCGTGTGCCTGTTGCCTGTCCTGCACCTGAATCTGTAACAGTTGTAACCTGAGCCAAGTTGAACAAACGAAACGCATCAGCCGCGTAGATATCAACGTATCCTACGTTTTCAGCTTGGTCGTAAAAATATCTGTACTCAGTTGTATATCCTGAGAACAAAAACTCCTGGGCTGTCGCTGTTGTAGCTGATACACGAATCTTGCGCAGCGGTACAAGGTAAGGATAATAGATAGAAGAAGTGTTTTGAGGATTCCAAGAGCCATCATTGTCATAGACGCGGATTACCGCTGTGCCGGCTTGGTAGGTGTCAGATTGAACATTGCGTCCGTTGTCAATAGTAATGCTGCGAACAATGGGAGTAAGGTCAACGATAGGTGTCGCAACTGTAGAAGCAGCGAGCTGACTAACTCCTAGGATTCCGTTCTTGGCATCGCCAATCGTAAAAGGAAATCCAAACTGAGCGCCGGACGAGAAGTCAAACGATACCGAGATGTCTGCTGGCAGCGCCATAGTTAGCGCCCAGTTCTGTTAACTGATGAGCCAATGCCTGATAGCGATGAGTCCTGAAGCGCTGAAGCTACTGCCTTGCCATCAATTTGAACAACGATGTTGCTTTGTGAGCTAGAAGGGAACAGATAAGGCCCAGCACCAAACTGTGAAAGATTGCCCGTTGATGGCAGTTTAGCTACATTCGTTGCTGGCATAGAAGGAACTGTAGTTGGTCTGTCAAAGACATTGTTCTTAACTAGGCTTTGTCCATACTCTGCTAGTGACGGGTCACTGACATTAGACTTGTTTACAATAGTAGACACAGCGACAGCAGTATTAGTTGTGCTTGTGGTGTTCGCGGCCCTTTGTGCTTTTTCTAAAATCTTGTCGAGGTAAGCATCCCATGCCGCAAAAGGGTTCTTGGCAGGAGGAAGGTCTGCAAGATGCTTTGCTAAATCTTCGCTTAAGCCCTGGGCTCTTGCAATCTCGTATGTAAGCGTTTGTACTTGCTTTGTGTTACCGGTTAGTAGGGCAAACTGTAGTTCTACGCGCTTGCGGTCTTCGTCAGATAACTTACCCTTGAGAGCAGCTATAAGTTGAACCTGCTCTAAGTCAAAGATTGAACCAGCCTTCTTAAGTGCTGCCTGTTTCTTTTGTTCTTCTGTAAGTTTTTTTTGATTAGTTATTGACAGTTTGAGAAGCTTGGCCTGTTGTTCTGCCAGCTTCTTTGCATCTTTTGCCGCTTTTTCTGATGCCTTATAACCTGAAACTGAATTGTTTTTAGGGTCAAATGGCGCTGCTCCTGCCATCTGCTGACTGGCTACAAAGGCATTAAGGTCTCTAGTAAACTTTTCTCCGCCGCCAAATAAATCAAAATTCTTAGGGTTAAAAATGTAGCGAGTAATAAAAGCAAACTTCTCAAACTCCTCGATTGCATTGACTGTAGATTGAGCAAGTTTGTCAATCTTTCCAACTAAGCCTTCTACGCCGCTAGAACCGCTTGACCTAATAAGCGCATCAACTAATCCACCGCCTACAATTTCAGCAAAATTACCTGTAGCAATAGATATTGCTTCCATCTTTCCTGCTGCTGTGTTGAGGTATGCTACGTTAGCGCCTTCAAAAGTCTTGTTAATCTTCTCTTGAATCTCGTTAAAGGACATAGAGGCCAGTTGAGCTTTTGTTAGTCCTAGGTAGTACTTTTGAAGTCCTCTTGTGTTACCTACATATGCGCGTGATAAATCTGCCGCAACTGTGGTCAAGTCGTAACCTGAACCTCTTGAGGCTTCTATGGCAGTTGTAAGTAACTTCTGTGCTTCCGTAACTGAGCCTGTCGTGGTCAGCAAACTCTGGAAGGCCGGCCTTAAAACGTCATCGGCAATCGAGGCAGACTTCTCAAGCCCGGCAATAAAGCCGTCTATGTTTGTTTGTTCAAAAGATAGTCCTAGATTCCTGACTACGTTTGTAAGCCTTGCTGCTGACTTTGCATCCTCGTTAAATGCTCGCACTGCTGCTCTGCCAAAAGCTGTAATGGCTACTGTGCTAAGAGATATACCTAAAGCGCGCCCTAGTTTTGAGGTACTCTTTTGAAGTTTGTTAACTGCCTTGTCAGCTTTGTTAAGTCCTGCTGCATCAAAGATGGTTGCAATGCGTACTGCTAAATCTGTCTGCTGCGCCATCATGCACCCCTTGACTTAAATAGTCTGCCGCCGCCGGCTTGCTTGACTTCTATAATTCTCATGTTTGCCTTGTTAAAGGCTTTCATTACTGCTGCTGTGGTCTTGCCGTTATCGTCAGCCCAAGCCCTAAAGAGTAAGCGCCCCTTTGTTTTACGAGTTCTGCGTCCTGCTGAGTTGCTGCGCTGTGAATCAATTAGCGGTGGCAAAGCATCAATAAACTGCTTTCCAGCTCTAGGGTTAGCGCTGTTTGAGATGTCCTTGCCTGACTCCCAAGCAGGAACGTACTGACCATTGCGGTAAGCAGTTACACGTCTTGCTGCTGGCTGCCCTTGAGGATTTTTGCGCCCTGCTGTCTCGTAGATTGCGCCGGCTGCTGACTTGTTATAGATAGCAGCTAGAGTTCTAAAGCCTCGCTTGTTTGGTTTAGAAGGCGCTGCGCTGTAAGTAATGCCGCGCCGAATAGTTGCAGAGTTAAAGGCTCGGTATTCCCAGTCGCCAACTTCATTGCCCCAACCACTTAGCGGTGACTCAGATGGCACAAAGCCACGCGCCCTGTTTGTCAGTGAGCGCAGGTGTCCTGAGATTTCCTTCTGAACATCCTTGGCAAAATTAGGAGTGTATTCCTTCATGGCTTTGCGAAGTTCAAGAGCGCCGCTTACTTCTGCTGGCATCGTCTCGCTCCTTCGCTAAGTCCTTGAGGACTTCTACATGTGCCTTGAACGCCACTGCCGGTAGTTCGACAATGGTTTGGAAGGGAACTCCATACTCGTAACTCAAGCGAGCTGCGAGATAGGTGATGGAGTTCCTATCCACCCTTAGACTAAAGGGTCAGATTCTAAGACCTCAACTGACTTGAGAGTCTCAAGGAATGATTCCCCAAAAGGCTTGACTGTTTCACCTGAACGTCTAATTGCTTCCCAACATAACCAGTAAACATCTGACTGCTTCTGGTCTTCTATAAGAGCCTTGTGAAAGCCCTTCTTGGCGTATTGTTCAAAGCTATATTCAAGCACAGGAGTTATCTCAAACTCTTGCACTTGTCCATCAGCCCTTGTTACTTTGAGTTTTGCCATTGTTAGCCCCTTAGTTAGTTGTTATGCGGTTGTGACTACGATTGTACCGGATACGTTCCAAGTTACTGACTGTGTTGAGATATCTCCAACAGCGCCGTTAATAGGTGTGATGTTATTTACGAGGCATGTCATTGTGTAAAGAGGGTTAGTCGCTGATGTTGCGGCTGATGTCTGCTTGACTGTAACTGTGGTGTTTGTACCCCAAGTTGAGTTTAATGTTTGAAGTGTCTTTGAAGTCGCTTCATCATTAAAGAAGTCGATTGTAATAGAAGATGCTTCTAGACCCTTGACGAACTTGTGGCCTGAATCTCCCATTGCTGTAACTTCAAGCTCATCGAATGAGCGGTTGATTGTTACAGACGATACTAGAGTTGAGAGGTCTACCGCATTAACAGTTAGAACTACTCCATTGCTTAGATATACTGCCATTTGGTTATTCCTCGTCCTTCTTAGTTGTTGGTTTTGGTGCTGCTGGCGCTACCTGACCGATTTTAATCAGGAAGGCTTCGTTCTCTTTTTCCCACTGTGCCAAATCGGTCACGATTAGCTCCATTCCGTTAGGGTACTGATTGCAATGTCGCAAGTCAGTAAATCTCCAGAAGCGATTGACATCACGCTTGGTGCGCTGACGCTTCCTACGTTAAACACGATGCTTGAAGCATCAAGTAATTGAAAGACTCTTACTATGTCATCTTCCATGCCGGCAAGATTCCCAGCATTGTCCAAAAGCGGCACAAGAATCTGCAAACGAAAATTAGCTAAAGGAGCTACTGATGTGCGGTCATTATTGGTAGGAGTAATGTAAGGGTCTGCCGGAGTCAAAATTAGGCTGTTGGCTACGGGTGTAGCAGGTGGAAATGAATACACGCTGTACTTTGTATTGTCAGTTAATGCTGCCGCAATAGAACTGCGTAGTGTAGTTATTGCTGGCATCAGCCCACCATCGAGTTAGGGCTTAGGTATGGTGAAAGCAAACCACGAACTCGAGCCATTAGCTGTGAAGACATAGCGTACATGCTACCAATAGAGCCGTCTGGGTTCATGCCGTTCCCTGAGTTGGTTTGGCGAGATGTCCAGATAGACACGCAAATCATAAGACTGGCTTCTTGAACTGCTGAAATAGTTGTGTAATCAACGTAAGTATCTGCTGCAACCTGACCATAAGGATTGATTGGGTGATAAGCGTTATCGGTAGTGTGGTTGGTTGTTACGTTAATGCTTTTCTCACCAACTCCGGTGATTGTCTTTGTGCCATTAAACTTAGTGCCAGATTTAGTAATTGCAACTGACTGTCCTACATAGAATACGTCTTGAACATAGTCATTAAAGTAAAGAGTTCCTGTTGTTCCGACATTGCTGTGTGCAATTGCAGGAGTCGTGTTAGTCCATAGAAAAGGCAATAAAACATCGTCAGCGGCATCGCAAACAGATTGAATCGTTGCGTCTGAATACAGAGTGCCAACGCCAAGTGCTGCTTTAAGTTCTGCAACTGTGGTGATGCTCATTATTGTCCTTTCTAAAGACTAGAGGGAGCTGCAAGGGCTCTGGCAGCCCCCTCTAGCGACTTAGTTCAAGCTGATTAGGCTTGGAAGTTGTAGCGGTAAACTCCGCCACCATCTTTAGCAACGTAAATTGCTAGGTATCCGTAAAGGTTGATTTCAACCTCACCAGATGTAAGGACGTTTACGCGAAGCTGGGTTGTTGGTGATTCCCATGTGTAAACAGATGAAGGTGCAACAAGGAACATCGAGTTATCGCCTGTACCTGTTGTAATATTGTGGTCAACAATGAGGTTTGTACCAAGTACGTCACCGACAACTGAAGTTGGGCGAGCTGAACCTGATGTGTTCATTGGTGATGCTGCATTGTAAAGTGCGCGACCTGTGGTGTCAGCGTAAGACATAATCTGACCCCATTGTGAAGGTGATGCCACGAGTGCAGATGCGTAGTCTCCGCCTGTGTTGCCGTAAATCTTTGCAGCGTTTACAGAGATGAATGATTGAAGAGCTGATGATGATAATGCGCGACCATCATCTTGCTTTCCGTTTGCTGTCAAAGCAGCGATGAGGGCTGTATCTGTTGCCTTCTCGTATGCCTTGCGAAGTTCTGCCATTACGAGTTCCATGAACGCAGGTGATGAGCGGTCAATCAACTCGAATGAGATGCGCTGTAGACCAGAGAACTTGTTAATAGTTACTGTGTCATAAGCAGATGTCATGCCTGTTTCAGATGGTGCAACGCCTTCGTCTGTATCTGCAACTGTTGGTGCAGTATTAGCTGAAGCTGAAGCGTTGGTGTACATGCGAGGTACAGTAAATGAAAGTCCAGAATCAACTAATGCACCACGAGTCGAAGCGTTAAACGCTGGGCGACCTGTAAATGTATCAGTGATGAATGTGTTAAGGTGCTGTGGCAATGTGAGACCAGTATTGGTTGTGCTGGAATCATCTGCTGCGCGAACTGTGCGGCGAGCTTCATCGTCTCCAAGTGCTGCCTTGATGTTTGCTTCTAGGTACTGCGCTGATGTAATTGGAGCTGTGCGCTCTTTTGTGTAGTGTGATGCTGCAACTGTTGGGCGAGCCGCTTCTACTGCCGCTGCTTCAACTGCTGGAGCTTCTACCGGAGTTGTGGTTTCTTCCACTTTTTCGGGCTCGCTTTCTGGTTGGGTTGTTTCAGCAGGGATAACTTCCTCTGCTGCAATCTCTAGCACCTGAGCAGACTTAAAGGCTGGCTCTGTGACGAGAGAAACTTCTTTTAGTTTTGCGGCTGTGACAACAATGTGTCCATCGCGTGAAGGCTTCGATGCAATAATCTCTGCGCCCACAGAAAGCCCTGATACTAAGCCTTCTTGAGCTTGGATAAGTGCGTCGTTGCCGCCTGTTGAACGTGAGAGCTTAAAAGTTGCATAAATTCCATCTGGGCGAACCTCTGCTGCTGTCATGCGTCCTACAGGCTTCTTCATATCGTGCTGTGATAGCAACTTAATCTTTGAAATGTCAGAAACATCGATAGCGCCCGTTTCGAATACAACGCCGCCCATGTTGGTGTTACCAACTTCGCCTGTACCCATTGGAACAATCTTGCCGCTAATCTCGCGGCGTTCTTCGCTGCACTCGATTGAGGCTGCTTCGATAATTAGTTCTTTCATTAGATTCCTTCGCTTCCGTTTGGAGTCAAATCTGTCATTGCCATAGCTTGTTCAGTTGTAACCAGTCCAAGGCTTAGCATCTTTTCAATTACTGCAAGCTCAGCCATTGGGTCTTGCTTTAGGAATGTGTCTGCAACTGCAAAACGAACCTCATGGCCGGCTGTTGATATGTCGTCCATTGATAGACGCGCCTGAATTGCCTGAACGTAGGGCTCGATGCTTAGAGCAAAAAATTGTTTACGCTCATCTTGGACGTTGGCGTATGTCATTGTCGTGTTCTGGTCTGCCGATAAATAATACGCTGGCACGTTCATAGCGCGAGCAATTTCAGTTGAAAGGTTTTGAATTGCTTCGTTGTACATCATGTCTTTGGGTGAGAACTGTGTAGATTGGAATTCAAGAGTTGAGGTCAAGTACGCGGTACTGTTGTTATTGCGGCTGCGCTTCCAAGCTGCTAGAAGTCCAGAGACTTCTTGAGGTGGCAGGTCTGCTCCTGTATTTTTAAGTATACCGCTAGACATTGGAGTTGCAGATGAGATTGCAGCCGCTTTGTTGATGTCAATCGCTGACTGGATAGTGCGGCCAGCGCGTTCGAGTACACCCTCATCGAATCCCTGAATTGTAACAATGTCATTCATTGAGATAGGTGCAGCATCAACGTAGTACTGAGTAATCATGATGCCTTCGAGGTCTGTTGTAAATGTGACACGTGAGTTAGCAATCCATTCAAAGGCTGCTGGGCGATTATCCTCTTGATACCGCTCAGTAACCCTGAGATATGAGACGCCATACATAAGGAGGCTGTCAACAATCCAGCAGATTGTGATGAATGATGGTTGGTTCTTTGCTAGTTGATTAACCCATCGAGGCGATGCAATCTTCTCGCCAGTTTTCTTGCTGTAATACTCAAGAGGGATAGAAGCAACTGTTCCACAGATTAGGTTACGGGCTCTTGCTACCGAAGGGACGCTCATAGCATCTTTGCGAGAAGTGCGAAGCGTTAGGGAGCTGTAAAGTGAAGGAAGGTTCTCACCCATTACCTGCGGTGCAGCTTGCGCTTCTAAAATTTGTGGCTTACGCGAAAAGAGACCCATAGGGTGCAATTATACACTAGATGTAGGTTATTCTGAGTAGATAGCCGCTACCTGTTGTGGTTTCGTTAATTGATGCACCACCATAGCAGTAGAGATTGCGCCCGATACATCGCCGGCGCTCTTGCGTTTTACAATTCTCCAACTACTATCGTTGGTCTTAGCTGCGCAGTTATTCATCTGTTGCACCCAGTTCTCTTGCCCTGAATGAACTACTCGATGATTGACCAACGCATCCAGCAAGTCGCCGCAAGCCTGATAAAATGCAGCTCCAGATATATCCATCGTCATTTGACCAGCATTAGTCAATCGGTCTGCGATTGATTGGCTTGTGTACTTGTCGAAGCATATTTGCCGAGGTCTGTAGTTATCCGCCCAGCCTTTGATATCCGCAGCGATTTTAAGGTCATCAACAGAGACCAGACTTTCCCATGTTTGTAATATCCCAACTCCGATACGACCATCCGCGAGTATCTGCCCAGCAACCAGAGACGCATTACGACGAGATGGTGACACATCAAAAGCAAAAACAGTATAACCACCCGGCGGTATGGTGAGGGAAGCATCCGACGTATCTTCGAGGACTCCATGAGGCCAAGGAGACGAGAGAGAATCAATCCATTGGCATAACAACTCAGTTCTAGTATTTTTAATCGGGCTTGTTGCCACAGCTTCTTCAAGAGCTTCCTCCG